GAAGTCGTAAACCGCATTCTCCAGAAAGACCTCAAGTGCGGTGCTGGTCCCAAAACCTTCCGAAAGTTTATTCCAGAAATCCCGCTCCATGAAGTTATGAAGTGCGGATTCATGAGCAACCTCGACAAATGGTTCAAAAATACCCCGAAAGAAAGACGCGCCTGGTCGCATAAAATCAACGGCGTCCGTAATTGGGCTATTGTCGAGCACGAGGGGGCAACTCCCGTTCACCTTTCCAACGACGGCTTGGAGTATCCCAACTTTTCTGTATTCAACGAAGCAATACTGGAAATGGTGGAGATGCGACCCAAGAGCGAACGCAACAAATATCCTTGTATTTGGGACGGGGAAGTTATTTCCACAGACGCGCACTTCAATCAAAGAATCAGTGAAATACGAACTCACAATAACGCCCACCCGGACAAGTTCCGGTTTCTCATATTTGATTACGTCCACCCAGAGTTTCCCCTTTGGATGCGTGATTTGATAATAGACAGGACATTGGGAAGGGTTCGCCCCAAGAACATTCAAAAAGTAGACCTTATCGAGTTCGCCCATAAAGAGCAAGTTGCGCAAATCTTTAGGGAATACGTGGCTAGTGGTGGAGAGGGGCTTGTTCTCAAAGACCTTGACGGCCTATACGAAACCAAACGAGTAAACCACCAAGTTAAGTGGACCCCGGAAGAATATGTGGATGTTCGTGTCGTGGAAGTGTTAGAGGGTAAAGGAAAGCTGGCCGGACACGTAGGACGCTTTGTAATAGAGTACGAAGGGCGGATTTGTGAAGCAGGGCCGGGGAAAGCTACTCATAAGCAATTGAAAGAGTATTGGACAAAGCCACCCACTATGATTGAGGTAAAGTATAGGGAAGTGACCCCTGACGGCGCACTTCTTTTTCCAGTCTTTAACATCCTCAATCATTGGCACTTCTGTATGCAACCAATGTGCCTGTTCATGTTTCAACCAAGCATCATATGCCCATGGGTAATTAAATGGTTTAAAATAATTTCGTTCGTCTGTTAGGTTACTCTTCTTCTTAATCATACTATTCCTTGTCTAATACTAGTTCTATTCTGTCTTCGTTTATGTAAACGCCAACAACCTCACGATAACCATACTCAGTATTAACAACAACTGTTATTTTCTTTCTTGACATCACACCAGACCCACTAGTCTTTGGTATCAATAACGTCCAGTATCTCTTAATCTTTTCTGATATATCGTAAGCATCCATATTAAGTTATCCTTCGCACGCTAGACATTCGTTGCCACTGGCGAGATCCTGTAGGTCGATCTCTTTAATGATTTCTCGTTCGATTCTCTTAGATACTTTATCTGCTTTAGCAATTTTATCTGAGCGACAATAATACATGGTCTTCAATTTCTGTTTCCATGCCATAAAGTGAACAGCATGAATATACTTAATGTGACTATCTGGACGGAAGAATACATTCAACGATTGTGCTTGATCAATATATTCTTGACGATCAGCAGCATGTTGAATAACCCAACGCTGATCAATTTCCATTGATGTTTTGTAAACATCTTTCTCCCAATCATCCAGAATATCCAGATGCTGTACAGAACCATCGTTGGCAATAATGCTAGACCATACATCTTGAAGTTGTTCCTCAGTGAGATCTTTACTGCGTAGAAGTATATCTAGGAAACGATTCTTGTTCAGGTGAGAACCTGATAAAGTATCCTGGCGATAAGCATTGGCACGATAAGGTTCAATGCTAGGACTAGTATTGCCCATAAGAATGGAAGAAGAAGCATTGGGAGCAATAGCCATAAGATGACTAAAGCGATTACCAGTACCTGCAGCATCCGGTGCTTCACCTCTTTCAGATCCAAGTTCTTTATTAGCGACATCTAATTTCTTTCTAATGTTTTCGAAAACCATTTTGTTCAATCCGACTGCCATTGAAGATTCCCATGGAAGGTTTTTCTTCTGTAGCAATGCATGCCATCCAAGAGCACCAATACCAATACTGCGCTCTCTTTCAGCAGAGTACTTGGCACGTTTGATTTCTTTTGGAGCATTTTTGATAAAATATTCCAAAACGTTGTCCAACATCTCAGCAACATCTTTAAGGAACAACTTATCGTCTTTCCAGTCTTCATAGTGTTCTAGATTCAAAGAAGACAAACAACAAACAGCAGTACGTTTCTCATTGGTGGGTAGAATAATTTCTGAACAAAGATTGGACTGATTGATGCTCAGATGTTTGTCCTTCAACCACTGTGGCAATTTACGATTCGATTCATCAATGAAGTGCAGATATGGTTCGCCTGTTTGCATCCGCATTTCCAGAATACGCTGCCACAATTCACGTGCGGATACAACGTCACGGACTTCTCCCGATGATGGGTCTTTCAATTCCCAAGAGTCATCAGCATGTCCGTCAAGCATTGAGTTCTCAACGAGTTCCATAAATGCGTCCGGAATATTGATACCATGATGTAGGTTAAGACAACGCATGTTCTGGTCGCCTGTTGGTTTACGCATCTCTAAAAAAGAAATAATATCGGGATGACTAATATCAAGATAGGCAGCATAAGAACCACGACGAGTTCTACCTTGGCGATACGCCAAAGAAGATGCATCATACATTTTAAGGTGGGGCATAACTCCGGTCGACTTATCATCAGCAGAACGTATACCGAAACCGATACCAACGCCACCGCCAAGCATGCTAAGCCAATTAGTTTCAGAAAGATTATCAACTAGACCCTCGGCAGTATCTTCAATGTAATTAAGAAAACAAGAAATTGGAAGACCACGTTTACTGCGACCAAACGAAAGGATCGGAGTAGAATAAGACAACCAGTGTTTGCTTGAGTAATCATACAGTCGTTGTGCATGTTCAGGTCCACTACCGAAAGATGCACTAACAAAAGCAAATCTCTCCTGTGGCGAAACTTCGTTATCCTTCATATAAGATTCTTTAAGTCGAATCCTACCCAACTCATCAAACAGATTATCACGTGAATAATCCACCTTGATGCCATGCACCATATCTACCATATTTAACTCCATTATTCTTTTTCTACAAAATTCTGTGCCATAGGGAAAATACTAGAAATAACTCTAGCACATTCCCTAGCAATTAAAATGTTCTCTTTTTGCGTACCGTTACCACTTCTAACTTCGATAAAATGTATCCATGATCTCAACGTTCCGTTAACATACATTCTAGATACCGTCAACCCTTCTGGTAGTACTGCTCGTGCCTGTTCTTTTGCAATACCAATATTGACTGCCCACTTGTATGCCTCCTCGGCAGCAGCAATCACTGCTTCTTGTTTCCACTTCCATTGTTCTTTTAGATTTTCTGAAAATATTGTATCGTCTAACTCTACTGAGTTTTGACGATTCTTTTGATCCTGTAGTCTCGCTTCACGCATGACAAATGAGAGATCTTTGGTTGGGTCAGCATACCGCTGAGAAAATTCTTGGAAAGAAAAAGAACGATGTCGTAGAATCTGTCGAGCAATGTCACGAGTCGTCTCGATCTCTAAACAAGCAGAGACCATTTCTAGAGGTGACCAGTGAGCATGCTTAATCAAATAATTGATTAGTTTTTCTGATGTTTCTGTATTGAACTGATTTGATGGATTTGATACTCTGGCACAAAATGCGATAAGATCTTGTACATTATGTAGACCTTCTGTCAACATATCATCAGAAGGTTTCGAACTACTAATTAACTTAACTTTCATTTAACATTTTCTCCAAGTCGCAAATCTCATCTTCGCTTCCATACCATTATAGGTATTCGTATTTATCAATGGCACGATTTCATCAACCGTTCTGCCGTTCTTAATCATATCATTAATATCTTTTTCTATCACACTATCTGGGAACATCGTGACGCTATACCCAAGGTCAATGTATTTGCTTAACTGCTTTACAATTTCCATATTCCTTGGTTCGTTGTCCATTACTATCGTGGCATTAGTAAGCAACCGAGCAATAGTAGGGGTATTAAAACTGCTTCCAGAAACGGCGATAGCGTTAGGTAGGAAAAGC